AAAGGGACATTATATTTTCCAAAAACCCTCAGTTAAAAGAGCCTTAGATCGCATCAACCCACAATTGTTTTCACTCTACTTGGCAATCATGGCGGTAAACGATTTCATGTATTTTACCTCAGAGAGTATGATTGAAATGATGAGCCAAACAGGAACTGGTGTTGCTGGAAAAGTTGAATTAGATCCCGATGATGAGGATGGCGGTGAGGAAGGTGAAGAAGATGATGGAGAATCTCAAATTGATACCGTAATTAAAGCACAAGGATTGATATTCCCAATTTTATGCCATGAAATCATAAAAGGTATCGAAGAATCCAAAGGAAGACATGGTTTACCAAAGGAACCTGAAATGCGTACAAAGGTACAACAACAAGTTGATACCTTAGCAAATGAACCAATGCAACTTCGAATTGGGCCAGAAATTGTAGAAAAAATTCGTTTTTCACTTCCCGATGAAATGTTTGATGAATCTAATAAAGGATTAATAAATTGGTTCCACATCTTGTTATACCAAATCGAAGCAAGAGAATTTTTGGAAATAATCGGTGACGCAATATCACAGGACAAATCCAAAAACCAAAAAGCTACCGCTAAGTTCGAAAAAATCATGAAAGAGGCTCAGGACATGAAATCAGAGTTTGAAAATTACAAAGAAGACAATGATATTGAATCTGAGGACGGGGATGATGAAGACGGATTAGACGATTTCTTAGGAAGTTTGGGTATATCGAGACCCAAATAATTTTCAGTGACAAAAGAACAATTAATTATTGAAGTAACGAAGTGTATGAAAAACACTCCGTATGCGATGAGAACCTATCTTCAAACTTTTGACAATACGGTTAAAAAGTTTGTTCCGTTGGATCTTTTTCCTGACCAAATAACTTTGGTTGAAGACTACGATAACTTTAACGAAAATATTGCATTGAAGTATAGGCAAGCGGGTGTATCCACCGTGACCGCAGCTTGGGCCTCAAAAAAGTTAGTTTTTGCGAAAAAAAACAACCCTGAGAAAATCTTGATTATAGCAAACAAACTTGATACTGCTGTTGAGTTTGCTAACAAAGTCAGATCCTTTTCAGAACAATGGCCAGCTTGGGTAGGTGTTGGATTTTCAATAGAAAAAAACTCACAAAGACATTTCAAATTTACAAACAATTGTGAAGTAAAAGCTGTTGCAACTTCAAAAGACGCTCTTCGCGGATATACACCAACAATATTAATATTTGACGAAGCCGCTTATATTGAGGCCGATGATGATTTTTGGGCTGCTTGTATGGCCTCACTTTCAACAGGAGGAAAAGTGATTGTAATTTCCACTCCGAATGGGTATGACCCGATATATTACGAAATTTATGAACAATCAATGAGAAACATGAATACTTTCAAGATTACTGAGTTGTTTTGGTATAAAGATCCAAGGTACAATAGGGATTTACAAATGGTGAAGTGTGAGGATCTTACCGACTATCTATTAAACCGTGAAAATTACAAAAACACAGAAGTTGTTAATTTGGAAGTAGATAATCCGTATGAAAGGAATTATGATATAGTAAAAGATTATATTAAAAAGGGTTATAAACCTTGTTCATCATGGTTTGAGGGAATGGTAAAAAAACTTAAATATGACAAGAGAAAAGTAGCTCAGGAACTTGAGTGTAACTTCCTTGGATCAGGCGACAATGTATTTGATTCCAATCTTTTAACAAAAATAAAAGATAATGATGTGAAAGAACCCGACGGTAAAATGATGGCAGGTAATCTTTGGATATGGAAAGACCCTGAAATGAGTCACCGGTACATCATGGGTGTAGACGTTTCAAGAGGTGACTCAGAGGATTTTTCTTGTATACAAATCATTGATTTTGATGCGAGAGAGCAAGTATTTGAATATGTAGGTAAAACTCCTCCTGACGTTTTAGCAGAAATAGCTTATAAGTGGGGAAAAATGTATAACGCCATGATAGTCACAGATTTGACGGGTGGGATGGGTGTTGCTACAGCAAGAAAACTACAAGAACTAGGATATAAAAATCTCTATGTTGAAGGATTGACAGAGAGAAACAAATACAAGTGGGATCCGAAAAGAGACGAAAAGATACCAGGTATCAACTTCAATGCAAAGAGGGTACAGATAATAGCATCATTGGAGGAAGCGTTGAGGCATGAATTTAAAATAAGGTCAGAGAGACTCCTAAATGAAATGGGTAAATTTATTTATGTAAATGGTAGACCTGACCATCAAAGGGGTCATCATGACGATGCATTAATGTCCATAGCAATGGCAATCTATGTTGGGGATACAGCATTTCAAAATTTACAAAAAGTTGTACAACAAACTAAAATTATGATAGACTCATGGCATACAGAGCGTAGTGAAAACAAAATAAGATCTGATTTTTTTAATCCACATATTCCTGTTTCAAACAACCAAAATCCAAGATATATTAACGAAGCGTCGAGGGAAGACTACAGAAAATACGGGTGGTTATTTGGAGCCAAATAACTATTTATATTATCTATGTAATAAGTAAAATTGTAAAATGGATAATAAGAACCTAACGGTATGGCAACGACTTTCCGCCGCATTTGGACCTAACGCACTCCTTAATCAGGATTACCCGACCTTTCATTTCGACAAAGAAGTTTTGTTAAAAACACAAGACAAGGCTCAATATGAGAAGGAAAAGTTACAAGCACAACAAACTTTCTATTTATCGAATCAATGGGCAAAAATTGAGAATAATTTGTATTCTCAAGCTGTGTATTATGAACCGACTAGATTAGCCTCAGTATACGATTACGAGTCTATGGAGTACACTCCTGAGATATCAGCCGCTTTAGACATATATGCTGAAGAATCTACAACCACCAATGAAGACGGATTTATTCTACAAATTTATTCTGAGTCAAAGAGAATCAAAAGTGTCTTAGCAGATTTATTCAATAACACACTTGATATAAACACCAACTTACCTATGTGGACAAGAAATACATGTAAGTATGGTGATAACTTTGTCTATTTGAAATTAGATCCTGAAAAGGGGGTTGTCGGAGTCCAACAATTACCTAATATTGAGATCGAAAGGGTTGAGGCAGGAATGCACGAAAAAAGAGCTCAATCACTTGAGGATCCTACAGCTCAAAGGGCATTACATTTCAAGTGGAAAAATAAGAACATGGAATTCCAATCATGGGAAATCGCTCACTTCAGATTATTGGGTGATGATCGGAAACTTCCATATGGTACCTCCATGCTGGAAAAAGCAAGAAGAATTTGGAAACAACTTTTACTTTCCGAAGACGCGATGTTAATCTATCGTACATCAAGAGCGCCTGAAAGAAGAATTTTCAAAGTTTTTGTTGGAAATATGAACGACGAAGACGTTGAAGCATATGTACAACGTGTTGCTAATAAATTCAAAAGAGACCAAGTTTTAGATCAGAAGACAGGTAATGTGGATCTCAGATTTAATCAGATGGCTGTAGACCAAGACTACTTTGTACCTGTAAGAGATCCGGCTGCTCCTTCACCTATCGATACTCTACCCGGTGCTGCGAACCTCGCAGAGATAGCCGACATTGAATATATTCAAAAGAAATTATTGACGGCACTTAGAGTTCCGAAAGCCTTTTTAGGATTTGAAGAAGTTGTTGGTGACGGTAAAAACCTTTCATTACAAGATATCCGTTTCGCACGCACAATTAATAGAATTCAAAAGAGTATGTTACAAGAGCTGAATAAGATAGCAATCATACATCTTTTTCTAAACGGATTTGAGGAAGAGATTGCCAATTTCACTTTAGGTTTAACAAATCCATCTACTCAAGCTGATCTTCTGAAAATTGATGTTTGGAAAGAAAAAATTCTTTTGTATAAAGATGCGGTGTCCGATCCTGGTAACGGTATTCAACCCGTATCTTCAACATGGGCTAAAAAACATATTTTGGGGATGTCCGACGATGAAATCAAACTTGACTTACAACAACAAAGAATTGAAAAAGCAGTTGGTGAAGAATTAAAAAATACACCAACAGTAATACAGAAAACAGGAATATTTGACAATATAGATAAATTATATGGATCAACAACTGGATCTACCGACACTGCTGGATCAACCCCAAGTGGTGAGGTATCAGAACCTGCGTTGGGGGCATTACCTTCTGAAACGACACCACCTCCAACTGAAGATGTCGCAGCACCTGAGGTAACAGGACCTGAAGTAGAACCAACAGTACCAGAATCACGATTCGACAATATGAATATTTTGGTCGATTCGGACATGATTAAGGGTAAAACAATTTTGGACTTGAGTCATGGCCAACAATATTTAGGAGAAATTGAAAAAGAGTTAGACGACTTACTAAATTCCTAATATTTATAAAAAAAATTGACCATGACTTTTGGAGAGGTTAAATCCATAATTGAAGAAAGTTTGATTGAATCCTATAAAGATTCTGAAAATTTCAAAGGTGTGATGAAAGAATTCCACACTAATATCTTAACTAATAAGTCTCTATCAAAACTGTACTCTTTGTATGATGATCTGACTTCTCAAAAGTCTTTGTCCGAAAAAGATGCGAGAGAATATATCGAGGAAGGTATATCTCTGATAAGATCTATATTAAAAGGAGCAAAATTACCAAAATCTAGCTCTAAACAAATTCAAAATAAATACAAAGATTTGGATACTTTGGTTTACACAAAAAATTTTGATATCTCTGAAAGAGTCTCAGCAAAAAATAATATAATTTCAAATTTGACCAAATCTCCAAATGTTTCTAAAGAATCAATCAATCTTCCATTAACATCTATGGTTTCAGTAGCCAATCAGACTTTGAAAAGTTACATCGAAACGATGGATGAATCTACCAAAAAAGATTTCTTTAAAATAATCAAATCAAATCAAAATGATTTGGAGAAAGAGTTCACAACCATCAAAGAAAGTGCTATAAACAAACTTCAAACTCTGTTGGAGGGCGAAAATGAGTTTGAACTTAAGACAAAAATTTCAGAAACAATAGATAGATTAAAGAATGAAGAGTTCAATCAGATGAATTTTGTTAGGATTAAATCACTTGAAAAATCAATCTAATTATTGATCATTTTTTCTTTGTAAATCGCCTTAAGTTTTTGTGCTCTTTTTTTGATTGAAGGTTTAACATATTCTTTTTTTTCAAAAAGTTTTTTTTGTTGTTT